GTTCAGATTAAAGACAAAGGTCAGCTGTTGAGACGCTGCATGGCGTTCTCAAGAGCCTCTCTCGGTGAACCGCTCGGTTTGGACTTTCGCGATGCTCCGTTTGAGGGAGCCACATCGGGATTGCCGGAAATAGAGCGATCAGTCTGTCGGGTCTGAGCCGGTGGGTTGCGGGTCTGAGCCGCGTGGGTGGCGGGGTAGAGTAATTCCGCCCTTCGATACGCTGTCTCGAGGTCGAAGCCTAGTTTTAGCTCCTGCTCGATAGGCACTCCTAGTTCGTCAAGCCGCGGGTGCGTGTCGGCAAATTGGTCGATTGCACTGCGTACCTGGCCGAACTGCTGCTGAGTATGCATCTGATGCAGGTACTGTTTCAAGCCACTAATTTCCTGATGCAACGCCCCGATCTGCTGGGAGGCGGCGCTCTGGGCGTTGCCCTGCTGAACCTGCTTGAGTTGCTCGGGACTTGAACTGAGCACATGATAGGCGATGTCACGCAGGCCGAGCCGCTGCCCAGTCTGCGGATCCTTCAGGTCGAGGTTGTAGACAATCTGGTCGAGGCCGGCGATCGGGTCGCTGCGCAGCTTGGTTTCGATGCCGACGAAATTGTCCAGTGCCTTCTCCAGCGTGGTGCCGTGCTGCTGCGCCATCTGGTGATACCGGGCGATCGGCTTGAACGCCTCGGCAACGCCCTGATAGTGCTGCACCGCCTTGCCAAACTCCTGATGCATGCGGGCGACCTCGCCGCGCACCGTCTCCGGCGTGGCGGCCCAGTCTCGCTTGCCGTGCTCGGCCATCCGCGGCGGCGGCTCGGCATAGGGCGCGTGCGGCGGCAGGCGCTTGTAGGTCTGAGCGTTTTCAGCATTTTGAGCATTTTGAGCGTTTTGAACGTTTTGAGCATTTCCCGGGATTTCCCCCGAATTTCCCGGAATTTCCCCGTTTGCCTGCTCGCGCGGCGCAAACCGGCCCCTGTCGCGCGGCTGCGGCTGCTCGTCGGGGCGCTTCTTGAGATCCAACTTTGGCGTCTCTTCCGGCGGCTGGTTGTGACCAGCCTTGGCCTCAGCGGCCGGCGGGGCCTCCTTGGGCTTGGGCCGCTCACCCTTGGGCGGCGGGTTCTGGGCACGGTCGAACGCAGCCTGCAGGCTGCCCCGCACGCTCTTCTCCGGGACCGGCACCGCCTGCTGCGGGATGGGCCTGGGCGCGTTTGTCGGGTTCTGGTTGATCGGCACCTCGCTGCGGGCAGGCGCCGGCTGTGAAGCAGGTTGGGGGGCTGGCGCAGCACTAGGCGGCGCAGCGGGGGCGCTGGTATCAGACACGGTAGGTTCCTTCCTTCAGCGGATCTATGTCCGCACTTTTGCGAGCGCCTTCTGTAGTGCCTCCCGCCGCGCAGCCTTGGCGGCTGGCGTCATCGAGCCCTGCCCCTTGGGCTTTGCGGGTAGTTTTTCATTGCCGACCTCGATCAGCCCGAGCGATCGGCCAACTGCGCGGTACTGCCGTTTCGAGGTGTAAAAATTGCCGTCAACCTGCTCTGTCGGCTCCATGGTGTCGGAGATCACCATCGGTGTCGGCAGGTCGGACCGAGCTGGGGTCAGCTCGGCCCGCTTGATGCGCCACCGACCTGGCGCTATTTCGACTAATTCAGGCATTTATCTCTTCTTTTTGGTCGGCTTCGGCTTGGTTCGCTTGGTCTGGCGGCTGGCCGGCGCCTCAGCCTCGATGAACTCAAACTCAACCGGCTCACTCAGTTGGTCGCCGTTCTTGACCCGCACCGGCACAACACCGTCCGACCATTGGCTTGGCTGCACGGTGATAGTCAGTTCCGTTTCACTGATGAACTCGGTAGGGCGGTCCTCCGCGTTGAACTGGACTACGCTCTCCTCAGTGAAGCCGGTGCCGTGGACTTCCATGACGACGTCGGCACTGCCGACCTCGGCCTCGTCAGGATCCAGGGCCTCGATCGTCGGTGCTTCCTCGATCGGCCCTGTCGGCCCCTCCGGGATCGAGCCAGGCGGGTGCTCGACCTCTTCCCCGGTCCCCTCGCCGGCGCCTTCCGGGATCACCTGCGAGCCCGGAGGCTCGTTGATGCTCTCCCAGGGGCTGCCGGTCGGGCTGCCGGGGGGCAGGGTCTTGTTTTCAGGATTTCCCATCTAGCGGTCCTCCTTCGTGCCTGGACGCGGGCTGGTCGGTTTCGGACCCGGCTGCACGCCACCCTCGGCCGATCGCTCCGGCCGGTTCTGGTCGATATGGCCGGGCTCGTTGATGCTCTCCCAGCGGCCGGTGCGGTCGAAGCCCGGCCCGTTGATGCTGCCCGCCGGCGCGTCGGGATTGACCTGCCGGTGGCCGGGATTGCCGGTGATGTCCTCAAGGTCAAGGCGTGTCGCCTTGTTGAACTTGGTGTCGGGCGCCGGCTGGTTGGCCGGATGCATGCCGGGCGCGTCCTTGTCGTAAGTGCGCTGCGGTTTTGTCTCCGGGTTGTTGTCCTTCTCCCGCTGCGCGGCCAGATCCCACGCATCCTGCTGGCGCTTGTGCTCACGCTCGCGATCCTGGTCGGAGATGCCCACCGCAGGCTGCAATTGGCCCTGCTGGCCCTGCTGCTGGCCGGGCTGCTGTTGCGGCAGGCCGCCTGCCTTGGACTGGTCGATGGTCGAGCCAGGCTTGACCATGTTCTTGCTGTCGGGCTCGTCATTGCCTTGGTTTTTGGGGTGCGTCATTGTCGTCTCCTCAGAAAATCGCCTCCGTAGGTGTAACGCGCGAGGGTAGTCTTATGTCCATGTGAAGGTCTTGGCGGTGCCGACCGGCGTGCCGCCCAGCTTGACCTCGACATTCCACACGCCGGCGTCGGGGCTCTTCTTGACCGCCGCCGTCAGCGTGGTCGAACTGACGAAGGTGGTGGTCTGCTCGACATTGTTGGCCCAGATCCGGCAGCCGGGGACAAACCCCGTCCCGGTGACGGTGATGGTTGTGGTGCCCGAGGTGCCCTTCACTGCCGTGGTCGGCGAGATCGAGGCAAAGGTCGGCGCCGTCGCCGGCGACAGGCTCGAGGCGTGATCGCGGTTCGGGTTGGTGGTGTAGCTACCGAGATCCGAGAACGAGATCGTCGGCGCCTCGGCGCGACTGCCCGGCGCCACCACGGTGACTTCTGTCCCCTTGCCTTCGTGGTCGATGCTCGGGAAGTTGGCGTTGTCGGCCGACGCCGTCTTGGTGGCGAACACCGTCAGCGTCCCTGCCGTGCCGTCGTCGGCGACTGGCTGGGTGGGGGCATTCGGCGGCGTCTGGCCGACGAACGACATGTTTGTTGGCGGGGTCGGGCTCGGCGGTGTCACAGTGATTGCAGATTGGGCCATTGTGGTGTCCTCTCTAGAGTGGTAGTTTTGAAGCTATGGACAAACTCGGTAAAATGTTCGCTCTCGACCAGATCATGGGCAGCGCCCACAAACTGGCTGACCTTACGCCATCGCCGCAGGCAGCGACAGAATTGCTGATCGACATCCAGCAGACCGCCTGCAAGGCGCTCGGTCTGCCGGAAGATTTACCGCTTCGCGCTGGCGACGGCATGGACGATTAATCCCTTTTCTCTTGCTGTTTCATCAGGTTTTCAAGCCACTGCTCGTCCAACTTCTGTACCCGCGGAACGCCTTTGATCGGCTTGCCGGCGTGGTAGGCGGGCTGGATCGTGACCTTCTTACCCAGCGCCATATTACGCGCATTGGCTGCTGCCAGCCCCGCAGCAGCGTCCGGCATGCCTAGCTCATACGGAGCCAATCGCGCCAACTGGCCCATCCAGTTGCCCGCCACGCCTTTGGAATAGCTCGGGTGCGAGGTGTCAAGCAGCCCTTGGCCGGGGACATATTCCGATATTGCCATGCCCCAAGTATTACGCGGCACGTCAATCAAGTTCGGATCTGTTGTTGCGTGGCGTACTGCGGTCGGATCAGGAAAACCTTTGTCCTGCCACTCTCGCAACCCCATGCGATTAGCCATATGTGCCTTGGTCGTCATGCCGCCTTGCAGATTGTTGATGTAGAACTGGAAGTTCGGATCTTTGATGCTGACCCAGTCAGGTACGCTTTTGCGCATCACGTCATCGAACGCCTTGGCGTCCTTCTTCGTTATCTTCGCTGTCTGCACCAGTTGCGACAAGGGATCGGCGACGTGATGCGAAGCGTTAATGCCCTGCGGCCCCATCGTCATCGGCGCAATATACACAGGCCCTTCTTTCGCATATTCATTTGCCAGATTGTCCAGCGGCTTGGCGAACGCATGCTCTGACGCCGCCGCCATGCCGCGGTTGGCTTCTGGAAAACCGGGCCCACCGTGCAGCCGCACCGGGTATTGCAGTTTGGTATTGTCAACATGCGTCAGCGTCTTGCCTACGTCCGACAGATCCCACGGCGTCAGGATCAGATTGCCACCGACCATCTTGGCGGGGTCGACAATCCGCTTCTCAGGCACACGCACGTCGGTGTAGCGGTGTTCCATCTCCGACAGCGGCTTGGCTAATTTAACATCGGATAGCGGCGACCACAGTTTTGGGTCAACGGCCTCTTGCGGCCCCAGTACAGACCCCATCCTGACGAACTGCTTGTCGTCGGGAAACTCCTGCGTTTTCCATGGCGTGGTAACACGCAACTGCCCCGGCGTCATGTCGGCGCGCGTCTGTACGTTGCGCGCCTCGACCTCGCCTGCAAGCCTGCGATAACCTTCCCTGACTGCCGTTTCCTGCGCGGCGCGATCGAGCCGTTGCCAGCTATCAGGATCCTTGATGCTGGCCTTGTGCTGCTTCAGGTATTCTTCATAGGTGTATTCCGGGCCAAGTATACCGCTGGCCTCCAACTCCTTCTTCGACGCTGGTGTTTTAATCGCCTTCAGCCGCTCCTGGTAAAGTCCCCACTGCGGTGTGTTTGGCGACAGTCCGAAAGTGTTTCCGCCTCTTGCAAACCCTTCGATGTCCTGAATGCCGTGCTGGATCTCGTGCAGTGCAGTCGAGCGCATGTCAGCCGATTTGCCGCTCGCCAGTGAAATGGTCGGCGGATCGATGCCGAAGCCGCTCTGGTACGCGCCCTTGGTGTTGTTGCCCCAAGTGCCCTTCTGCAGATCGACGCCGTATAGTTCGGGGTAGGCCTTGTACAACTCGGGATGGTAGAAGGCCTCGCCCAGCACGTTCTCACCCTCGGCCAGCAGCCTGTTGGGGTCGCCACGGAAGTGTGACAGCGTGTCCGGGATCTCAAACCGCCACTTGGCGTCTGGCCCCTGATGCCACCCGGTGGCCTGCCGTATCTTGAAAGCCGACGCTCCTCGGCTGAACATATCCTCTGCCAGTTTCAACGCGCCGAGGTCTGCTGTCTTTGCCAGCTTGCCACCAAACACCGCCTGCGCCTCGTCCACGCCGGAGCCGTAGACACCTGCCGCCGCCACGGCAGCCTTGCCGAGCTTGCCGGCAATGCGCCCCGCCGGCCCCGCAGCCATTAGGCCGTATTCCCAGGGCTCGGTCGGCACCAGCAGATCGCCGGCCTGCTGCGTCAGCCACCTGGTGGTGGCCGGGTCGCCGCCGGTCGGATCGCGCGGAGCATCGCGGTTCAGTTCCTCGATGTCCATCTTCTGCCACGGCGTGTCGCCGGTGGTCATGCTGCCCTTGAACGGCTGGTAGCGGTCCTGTGCCGCTAGGGCGCCCATCGCGAACGGCCGCAGATCAGCCTGGCCGTAATCAGTAACGCGAGGCGGCACCACGTTCGCGGCGCCGATCGGAATGCCCGTCATCGGGTCATAGTCCTGCGCGGCCAGCGCGCCCATCATCCAGTCCTCCCGCGCCATCACACCCTCCTAGACTGACAGGTTAAGCCTCAGCCGTTTTTTGCCCGGCGGCGCAGGAATGTCCAGATACGTCCCCGCCGGGTTAAGTACCAGGTGGCTGTTCACCATGGTCTTATCTTCCTGACAGAGGTTGCCACTGTTCGAGGTTTTCTCGTTCGCGGTGGCTGAACTGAACCCGATCTGCATGTGGTTGGTTTCCCACATGGTCTGAATGTCGCTGTCCCACGCGCCGTACCAGTCCGTATGAAATCCGGTCCCGCCCGCCATGTTCATGCCGTTATGCCGATCAACCGACAGATACCAGTTCTTCCAGTCGTTCGGGTCAGAGGCAGGCCACGCACAGATGAATGTTACTTGCGGTATTCGATACGAATGCGTGGCCGGACAGATCAGGCGGCCGTTGCCATCCTGGAAATGACGGGCTATATGGCTGCGCCCGGGCCCGTACCCGCTCGGCTGGTTTACGCCTCCCGCAATCGACGGCGTCGTTGTTGCCGCCCGCAAGTTGTCGCCGTCCCAGCACGTCGGACTGTCAAAACGCGCTTGCAAGGAATGATACGGCGGCGTGAGAATGCCGGGTGCGTAATCCAGAACGCCTTGCAACGTGTTTTGAAAAGCCCCGCCAGCAGCTATGTAAGCCGGGTGCGTCGGAACGCCCCAGAGTGCCGGTCCAGGCCGCATCGGCATGGTGTGTTCCCAGCCCCAGATCATCTGTAGCCCGTTCGGGAAGGGTCGCATTCCATTCGTCTTGTGCGAATACGCGCCAGTGGCGGGCGTGTAGTCGTCCAGCATCCACGGTTCCATGTTGTAGTAGAGTTCAATAAACTCCGGTTGAACCACTTTCGGCACCGGAAAGCCAAAACCGGCTGGCTTGATCATCGCCGGAAACCAGTAGCCGGTTCGGTTCAACCCCTTGCCGCTGCATGTGCTGTCGGAGCCAGTCGTATTCGGCGTGCCGGCCAGACTGGTCCCCGCACGCAGGCTCGCATATGTCGAGTCGTATCTGGCTCCCGAATTTCCGAAAAAATGATGCAAATGCGCAGCACCCGGCTGGCCTGGATAAAGGATCGGGTCGTCGTAAGATACATGGCTGGTGTTGCAACGAAAGCGAAGCTTACCTTCGCCAGTGTTAGGAAGGCACTCCGCCGTCGCGCCAGCCTGAATGGAAATGTTGGACGAGATAGTGAAATTGCTCGGAATGTCGGACAGGCCCGTGATCGGCATTATGTCATCCTTTCCTTGATCCAGCCGGTGACGCTGCCAATCGACGCTGCACCCATTCTGCGCCCGACGACCTCGCCATTGCGGAACGCGAGCAGTGCCGGATAGGCGTCAATGTCGTAACGACGCCTGATGACCGGACAGGTGTCGGCATCGATCACGACAAAATTCACGACAGGCAACACACGTGCCACCTGTATCAGCACTTGCAACAGGCCTTTGCAGAACGCGCAGCCAGCTTGCCAGAACATGACGATCGACAGCTTCTTTGACTGAAGCACCTTCTCGTCAAAGTTATCGTCGGTAATCATGCCAGACCCCACTTCGCGAGGACGTAGGCGTCAGAATTGGTGATGTCGGCGGCAGTCGGATTTGGAATGACGTAGATTTCGCAATAAATCGCGTTTGACTTGAACGTGGAAGAAGAACTCAGTTGGATACCATTTTGTATTGATCCGGGACCGGGGTTAGTCCCGGTTAGAACGGACGCGTTCAACTTGGACGAAGATGATGCCCCGTTAAATATTGCGCGCGTGTGATAGGCCGTACCCGCTGCAACGGCGACACCCTGATCTACCAAGTTGTTGCCAAACGTATTGTAATTGCCGCCAGTCCACTTGTTTATGATGATGAGCCGGTTCGCGGCCGCCCCGGCAAGATCACCATCGAACAAAAATGCCTGTGTGGCTGGACCCGCTCCGCTCTGTTTCCAAACCACAACCACCATTAGGGGCTGTGCCACGGTAAACGCGGTTGATGCAAGCCCGCTCATGGCATTGGTATCAACACCCGGCAGTCCGTTAATGGCACTGGCGGTATAGAAGGCTGATCCTCCTCTTGACGTTAAATTATGCCCGCCCGTGGTAAGGTCGTTCCATGCGGAAACAGCAGTCCCGGCTCTGATAACCGAGGAAGTATTGCTCGCATCAACCCAGAACACTGCAGGCGTAGAAGCATCAAGCGGTGATGTCCAACCCGTGCTGCTGGTGGTTGTGAACGACCATTGTGTGGTGGACGAAATCGCGCTCGATGGGTTGTTTCCCACGTCTTTGACAACACCTGCCGTCGCCACGATGTAATATTCCGTTGATGGGGCCAGCGAACTGGTTAGCCGCATCTGAAGGCCTGTCAGACCGTTGATCTTAATTTGACCCGGACCGGACCCGGCTTCGGTGGCGATGTCCCACGTTTCGATAGTCGAGTTGTCAGATGTCTTTTTCAGCGTGACCGTCCCGGATGCGCCAAGTGCGATCGGCTCGCTGAACGTCAGGATAAAATCGGTAGACCGTGAAACGCCGGTGGTATTATCGGGTGGGTTGAACGACACAATTGTTGGCGCCGTCGTGTCGAGAATGACGTTGATGCTGATCGAGGTACTCCACGCCGAAAAAGCCGCGCCGCGCTCCATCCGCGCCCGCAACGTATACGCCCCGGTCGGCAGTGCCGCCGCAGTCCCGCTCATCGAGCCTGCGTCGGGATTGACAATCGTGACATCAATATACAGTGCCCAGGTGCTGCCACCGTCACTGCTGATCTCGATGCGCCCGTGATCACCTGCCAGCGTATTGTCGGGAATGCCAAGCACCAGCAACGGCGGGTTGATCTCCGGCGTGCTTTCCCAGGTCAGTGTCGGCGCATCAAGTGTCGCCGTCACAGGCCCCACCGCTGCCGACGTGGCGCTGGCGCTGCCCGCCGTGTTTGTCGCCGTCACCGTCACCGTGACATTGACCCCCAAGTCCGCAGTAACCAACAGGTAGGTGTTAGACGTAGCGCCGCTGATGTCCACACCGCCACGCTTCCACTGAAACGTGTAGGCAGCCATCGTCCCCGACCACGTCCCCACCGTAGTGACCAGCGTCTGACCTACTACCGTAGATCCGGTGATAACAGGCAAGCCCGTGTTGGCCGGTATCACCGCCGGCCCGAACAGCGTGCCCGACGTGTCAAACACCGGCAATCCGCCCGACGCCACAGGCACAACGCCGACGCCGTAGCCATTGGTCGCGACAACCACCGGCAGGCCGTTTGGCGCACTGGTAACCGCCAGCCCCTTCGTGGTGCTGATTACTGCCATCGGCATCAGACCAGCCCCCTACTGTTACGCTGCTGCGTCGCCATCTGTGCCGCAGCGGTCTTATTCGAGTGATCCTGCTGCTTGATCCGCATCGCCACCTCGGCCTTCTGCCGATCAAGCTCCATCTTCTGGCTGTTCTCCATCATGTGGGCCTGGTGCGCCTCGCGGTTCTCCATCGCCTTCAGGTTCTGCACCGCCGCCTTGCCCTCACCGTCACGCGCCTTGGCGTTCAGCTCTTCCTGCTTCATCGCCAATTGCGCCTCCAGTTCCCACTTCTTGTGGGTGTCTTTCTGCTCCAGCTCCTTGACCTTGAGCAGCGCGTCGGCCTGGTTCTTCTGCTTCGCCGTCTCCTGCTTCATCTGCTCGATCTGCAGCAGGATGCGGTGCTGCGCCGTGGTTGGATCCTCCCCCTTGCCCTGTGCACTCTTGGCTTCCAGCTGATCTGTCAGGCCGTCAATTTCGCTGTCCAGTGCGCGCCCGGCACGATATGGACCGACTGAAAATTTCAGGACCGCGCCGCAGAACGGCGCCGTTTCCGGCGCTGCTGTGATCATCGCCGACAATTGCTGCAATAGCGGCCCCAGCATCTGCACGAACTCGGTGCGGCGCTGCTTCTCGGCGTTCTCGTCCGCCATGATGGTGCTGTCCGTCTCGATGTCCAAGACGAACGATTTGGCGCGATTGTCCTTGAGAAACTTGAGCACCTGGTCGGTGGTCGGCTCCTCGGCGAGCTGCTGCAGCTCGGTGACCTGTTGCTGTATCTGCTGGTTCAACTGTGTGGTCGGATCTGGCGGCGGCGCGGCCGCCGGCGTAGCGCCTTGCGGTGGCTGCTGCGGCGGTGGCTGCTGCTGCAACTGCTGCAACTGCGCCATGTTCTGCTCGATCTGGAATTTTAGCTGCTTGGCCTTCTTGAGTTGCATCTCCTTGGTCGGTAGTTGCGTCTGGCTCATTTCGATGATGGTGGCGTCGCTAAATTTCTCTGTGATGATCTCGCTGGTGATCTCCACCAGATCCTTGGCGAACCGCACCATCTCCTGTTGCTTGTCGCGAATGCGTGTCGACCCATATTGGGTTTTCAACTGTTGTGCGCCGAGCGTCTCATTGGGATCAGTGGCGCCGCGCATGATGTCGGAGAGCCCCATAATCTGGTAGATGTCCTCGATGATCTGCTTGCGCAGCGTCACCAGGTGCAGGATGGTCTGTGCGATCTGGTCGATCGGCATCCACAGGATGATCTCCTTGCTCTGCCCGAACGCCGCCCAGTTTGAGATCGGCACCATCACCTCGCCCGGCGAGTTGAGCCGCAGCGCCGTCTGTATCGCATCGGCCGCCTCGCCGCCTCCCGCAGGATAAAAACCCTTGACCTGCAGCGCATCACTCAGGGCGTGGATGCGCCCGGTCAGCATGTTTATCTCGAACAGCTGATCCTTGTACTGCATGACGTCGGGCACCGGGATCAGCGACCCCCGCTGCACCGTGCCATAGCAGGGTTTTGGGCAAGGAAAGAAATTCTGCAGGTCGAGGTGGGCGTCGTCCTCGTCCAGTATCTCCTCGACGCCCTCGGCGACCCACACCACGCGCCTCGAGCCCTTGTCCCAGATCTCCCAGAACTTTGCCCGCTCGCGGTTGTCGGCGCCGCCGATCTCCTTGCTGTCCTTGTCGACCTTGTACTCGGCCTCCTGGTAGGCATCGCCGGAGTATTCCTTGAACCGCTCACGGGCCTGGCTGCGGGTCAGGTAGGAGGCAGCCGCGACCCACGTCACCTCGCGCCAGTTGCGTGAGATCGAGTGCAGGAAATCCCTGCGGCCCTTGAAATCGACGCAGACCTTCTCATGATCGTAGTCGCTATCGCCTTTGCCGCGCTCGTAACGGCACCACGCCACGCCGCGGCTGTTCATGGACAGGTCATCACGCACCAACAGCATTAGGTCGTTGACGCGGGCCAGATCGAACGCGACGTTGCAGCACCGCTCCATCACCTCGCTTGCCTGCTGGTAGACCGGTCGCCTGTCCTTGAATTTCGGTACCACCACCGGGATCGGCGGTTTGGCATAAATCGAGGGTTTCAAGACCTCGCAATTGGCCCAGAACATTTGAAACTCGCGGTCGCGCTCGTGCTGCGCCAGCCGTTCGATGTTGGCGTACTGCCGATCGATCTTGTCGCAGTGGTCGTTCCACTGCTCGAATGCATCCTCGCTCTCGGTCAAGAGGTTTAACCATGCCTTGGCCGATTTCGGCTCGAGCAACGGATTAAATTCCTCGTCGTCGTAGCGGATGTCCATCTCATGCGGTTTACGATCGTCAGCCATAGGCCACAAACCTCACCAGGAGAACAGCACAGACCACCAGGATGGCGCCGGCCACATACCAACTCATCGGGATATTGTCGGGAAATCTCAAAATATGATCCCTCCCCGCTTGGGCGCTGCCGGCGGCGGGATGCGCCAACCTTCCTGCTTCGGTGCTTTGACAATCAGCCGCGGTGCCGGCTTCCAGGCCTGCGCCAAGTAGCGGAAGGCATCGCTCGGGTGTGACGTCCAATCATGTACGGCCGATGCGCGGAAGGCTTTTTTATCGTCATCCCATTCGCGTCTGTATTGCTCTAGTGCAGAGAAACCACCGTCTTCCGTTCGTGGATGAAACACGCATAGAGGCAGCGCCCGCCTGACGGCGTTGATGCCGTCATCGATCGTGGCCATTGGGACGAGCATTGGTTTGAGGCCCAGGCTGGACATCGTCTCAACGCGAGTACGGCCCGAGCCCCATTCTTTGACCTTGGCGTCGTGCGGGACGTAGTCGATGCCGTGCTTCCAGCCATGCTCGCGCTCGTTCTTCTCGATCACCTCGGCGTAATGCTCGACACCGACACCGCTTGAACTGTAGTGCCAAAGCACCACCAGCTGCGCGCCTTGCGCTTGAAACGCCCAGATCGATGTGTCGTCGCCGACGCCGAGATCCCAGGCGTAGTTCACCGGCTTGTCGTAGTGGGCGATCGCCTCCTCGGTGATGCGGCCCTCGGCTCGCACCTGGGCGCATTCGAGCGAGTAGAACGAACCGAGGATTGCTGCGTTGAACGAGCACAGCATCTCCTGCTCGTACATCGCGTTGCCATGATCGGCGCCGTATAGTGCGATCAGCTCTAGTCGAGCTTCTGCAAGCGCAGCGGGGGAGAGGGCAAAAGTTTCTGTTGCTGGGAGGATCTCTGCGAACCATCCATCGGTTCGCTCGGCGTGTCGTAGTAGTGGAAGCAAATGATTGCGTCCTCGGGGAGTAGAGAGCCACGCCGCCCAGCCGTTGTTTTCTTCCAGGATCGGGCGGTAGTAGCCCCATGCTGATGGGTTCGCCAGCGCCCACTCCGAGAAGACAATACCAGCGACCGAGGAGCCGATGCCACCGCCCTGGGTGACACTGTCACTGCCGGCAACTGCCCAGGTTGATCCGTTGTGGAGACGGAGCTGCATGATGTCGTCTCGGGTGTTGGCTCTAAGCGCGTGCGGGAAAGCCTCATCGATACGTCTCCGTCCAGTATGTGGATTGACTGCATTCCATATGGCGCCGCGCGCGTCGGTGAAGCGTGGAAACATATGCCAGTAGTTGGCCGGCCGCTTGATCATCGCCTGCGCTGTGGCGTGCAGCGCGACCTCGTCCTTGCCGGCTCGGCGATGCCAGACAGCGACTGCACGCTTGCCGCCGCGCATCAGATAGCGCCACAGATTTTTCTGATGCGGTCGCGGGCGCCATCCGTCTGTTGGTAGGCGGATGGTGCCGAGGTCGTTCATCCGCCGTTCCTCGCGTCACGCTCGCGGATTTGCTTCCGCGCCTCGTTGAGCCGGCGCGCGATTAGTTCGAACAGCGATTGCTCGGAGTTGTTGCGCAGTTCGTCCTCGGTGATATGCAGATTGATCGGCGTCACGCCGGCATGCTTGCGCTTCATTTCGTCGGCGAGCCGCTCGACCTCGTCGTCACTCATCGTCGTCGTCCTCGAGCATCTGGCGCAGTACCACTTTGATCTCGCCCTTTACTTCGTGAGTATTTTCCTGGCTCGGCTTGCCCCAGCCGCGCTCGAGCAGCATTGCCGCAGCGCGCATCCTGAGTTCAGGTTCGACCTCCTCGCCATTGGCATAGCCAGCGAGCATTCGGATGTTGGCCTCGGTATGCGCGCGGCAGAGCGATTTCAGCCATGTTTCATTTTTGACTTCAGCCACTTGTACTGGGGTACTCCCCCTCCAGTTTAGCCACGCGATCACGCAGCCGTGATATTTCGTCGGCGATGAATTGGACGCTTTCGTCAACGCGCACGGTGATGCGGGCCTCCAGCTCGCGCATTTCGGCGTCGACGATACTGATGATTTTAGCGTTGCTCATGCGCAGGCCTTCGAGGCTTGCGTGTGGGCGCCCTGCGGGATGGAACATGCGCCTATGGCATGGCTTGCGTCAAGTCACTGGAACGCCGGAATGTCGTCGATGGGATCCTCGAGGGAGACGCCGTCCGGGACGCCTTGCAGGGGATCTTCGATCGACTGGCGGCGGATGGCGACCACCTCGGCGCCTGGGAAGATCAGCTTGGTGTCGACCACTTGGCGGTAGTTATCGAGCATGCGTCCGATTTCCTCGAGGGTATAGACCACTAGGCGGCGTTCCCGGTTGATCTCGATGCCGTCCTCGTATGACCTCACGATGGCCGCCACGGTGCCGTCCGCCAACGCGACCTCCCAGACCACGGGGGACAGTTTGGGGGCACCCACGGTCTCGGCTGCGAGATTGAGGCCCCTGTACGCCGTGGTCATGCGGGCGGCCTGGCGCTGGACCTCCTCGAGGGTGCCGTGATCGATCGCCTGGCGGTAGAGGAAGTCTTGTCGGTCGAATTTTTCCCGGAGGGGGGTATCGACGAGGAGGCGGAGGCGACCGGCGCCCCATCGCCGTTCCATTTCGATCGCCACCGCGTCTGCGCCGTCAATCGCGGCCTGGCCCGAGAGGTAGGTTCCATAGCTTGAGTTCCAGCGGCGGTCGGTAATCTGTTTGGCCTCCTTGACCTTCGACATCAGAACCCCTCTCCGACAATCATCGCGTAATCATTACGAACCCTGTTAACGCCGTCGCCGTTTTCGAGGATGATGGCAAAGTCAGCCAGCACCTCACGCGCCAATTCGACCCCCAGGCGGCGTGTGGTAGGTGTCAGTGCCGCTCCCACCCGCAGATTAGCTCTCAAGGCCTCGTCCATGGCGGCCTTCAACTTCTCAATATCGTCCTTCAGCATCCACGCCTCCTGTTCAGGTTCCATTTTTCAATCGCATCGCATCTCTCCTAAGAGAGAGGTAGCGATACGATACGGTCGTAAACAACCGTTCGTATCTCAATCGTATCGGCAGGCTTTCTATTTATATTTCAAACTATTAACCCCACGTTCGCATCGCATCGTATCGGCGCCGTATCGGTCCGATACGATGACCCAAATCGTATCGGCTGTTTTGAGGCCCGCGATACGATTTTTTCGGTAATAGGGCACCTATTCCTCGTCCTCGTCGGCGTCCTTCCACTTCACGCCGATCAGCTTGCAGCCCTTCTTGGTGAGGCGGTATTTGCTTTTGTGATATTTATAGACAAACTTGCTATCAGAGAGCCGCTTGATGATGCGCTGCACTTTAGCCTTGGCCGGCTCCCCATCAGGCAGGACAAAACCGACGGCGCGGGCGATCACGGTGAACGAGGCGTTCTTGTTGGCGTGCATGTAGCGCAACACCGTTTTCTCATCCTCGTCACCGACAGCGGCCCGACGCTCGGCTCCCGCCTCCGTGATTGGGACTGCAATGACGCTCGGGATATGCCTCCCCTTGGTGTCCTTCAGTCGGTCGCTGGTCACCACCCGCAGCTCAAAAGACATGCTCTCAAAAGTCACCCCCCGCCACTTGTCGGGGTGTGGCCCCAGTTCACAGGTTTTGTCCTCGGCCCACAGCGTCAGGTTGGCGTCGACTTCGTTGAGGAAGGCCGAGCCCCCCATCGGAATGAGATTGTCCTGCGCCGCGTTTTTGACCGGGTGACAGTTGACCAAAACAGTGGGCTTGCCGGGGAGGGAGATTAGTTCCCGCAAGAGACGTGCGAACCAGCCCTGCTGCTCGTTGCTGTTGCCCTCGTCGCCGGGAAAGTAGGCCGCCTGCGTGTCAACGATGATCAGGGACAAAGCCGGAACCTTGGCCGCCTCCAGTCGGATCTGGGCCAGCGAGGTGTTGATATTGATGACCCCATCAACGAAGTGAAACGGAATACCCTCCGGGTCGAACCCCTCATGTTGGGCCATTGCCAGGTAACGGGCACGGATATCGTCGGGGTTCTCGCCGGCGAAGAACAGCACCCCGCCCTGGGCCACTTGTTTCCCGTGAAACGCCGTCCCGCGCGCCACGCATGCCCCTAGCGCCATAGCCACTGCGGTCTTGCCGTGGCCGGTTCGGGCGGTGAGGCTGATCAGGTAGCTTTTGCGCAGCATCCCGTCGACCAGGTAGTCGGGCGGGATAAAGTGGGCCAAAAACTCCTTTGCCGTCAGGATTAGCGGCAGCGGCTGTCCGGTGGCGGGATCGACTTTGGGTTCGGCTTTGAACTCGTCGGTGTAATCAGGTCCGCGCTGACCGGCGTCATTGTCAGGGTGAGGGTCAGGCTTGGCGGCGTCGTCGCGAACCCTGCCATCCCACTGTTTTATAGCGCGCTTCCACTTACTCCACCACTCAGTGGGCCCCCTGCCTTCACGTTCCATCTGCTGGTCGCGGGTCACCCCCGGCGGGGGTGGCTGCTGGGGGCCAACCCTCCTCGCATAAATCTCATATTCTTCCGCTGCCTTGGCTTGGCTCTCGGCCTCAGACGGCCTGATCGGGCAGGCACGGTGCCACTTCACCACACAGCGCCAGACCATGTCGCGCATGTACTCCTCGCGACCGTCGACCTGATGCCCGAAACCATCAAAAGACCCCGCTGGCGGGGGCATGTTAATTTTTTCGGTTCCATTTGAGGGATTTTGCCGACCTTGGGTTGTACCACCGTGCTGCACCACCAGGGCGTCGATCGCCGCAACCAGCCAGTCCGGTGCCACCGCGATCTCGACCTCGTCGGGGGACAGGCCGTCGAGCCACTCATAGGCCCGACCGCTCTCATGCATGCTCGGCGCTAGCATGGCGAAGCCGCCCTGGCCGCGGATGTCGACGCCTACAGACGTCTTGCAGGTCGGCGGGGTCCAGCCGGCAGGCGCCCTGAACAGCTTCTGCAGGCCACCGCCGCCGGTGCGCTGCTCGGGCGTCTCCAGCGGCATGTTGTTATTATGGAGGGCCAGCAGCCCCTGCCACCACGCCGCGGCGGCCGGGTTCTTGTAGGTGTCGAGGTCGATCACGAACATGCCGCCGGAGGCGCGCCCGCAGATCGTGCCCATCTGCAACCGGGCGACGTATCGGCCATGCGGCCCGTACCATTCGTTGAACTTGTCGTCGGGGACCAGCGCCTCTTGGAACTCGGTCCAGGACGAGAACAAAGGCCGCTTCCAGGCCGTTCCTGGTTTTACCTCGACGTGAGAACAGGCCGGCACCACCTGGATCGCCTTGGTGCGATACAGCTGCGCCCACTCAGCCGCGGAGGCAAATTCCGGGTCGATCATGGGAACACCCGCTTGGCCTTGACGAGGATCTTCTGCACCACCACCAGCTGCTTTTCGGAGAGGTCGTAGTCGTGGCTGTAGCGACCGGCGACGTCGGTGGCAAAGTTGATTTCCCACGGCGTTAGCACGCGGGCGGCGATCGCCGGATTGTCGGCAATCTGCTGCAGCATCCGCAACAGGTCGTCAGCCTTGTCGACATCCTCGAAATCATCTTGTGGGGGCGGCGGGGGAGGCGGTGGCTTGCGCTGCTGGCTCGAGCCGCCAGAACTGTAGGCCTGCTCGATCAGCTCGGTCAGGGTCACCTTCCTGGCCTCGGCCATCCGCTGCAGGATGTTGGTGGCGTTGGCGCGTTCGCCGTCGAACGCGGAACCTAGCATGCCTAATAGCTTTATAACGCGGGCCTTATCGGCTACATCCATAGGGTCACCTGTGCTGTGGCGTGGGAATGTTGCAAGCATGGGCTGAGGCGGGAGGGGGTGGACACCCCTCCCGCCTTTTTTGTCCGGTATCCGACAATAAACCTAGTTAGCCGAAGTCGTCATCCGCCATTTGCGCCGCAGGGGCCTGCCGATACTGGTTCGGCGGCGGGACAGTCTGCGCGCCGGTCGCAGGCGGGGTGGGCTTCAGCGGCTCCACCGGCGCCGTCGAGGGCCGCAGGTAGACTAGGTCTGCCGGGCGCTGCGCCCAGCCGGATATTTTGAACACAGGTCGATAATTGGTCGACTGCTGCGCTCCGGAGCCAGACTTGACCGGTGTGGTCGTCGCCAGTTCGATCACCGGCAATTGGCCGGGGTATTGTGCCTTCTGCTTCTCGTACTCGGTATAGACCTCCTCGATGCCCTGCAGGAACGCCTTGGAGGTGCCAGCCAACTCCCGCACCGGCTTGTCGCCGCCGCAGGCCTTGTTCAGCTTCAAGAGAAAACGCACTCCGCTCTTGTGCTTGGCGCTGGGCCGATCGGGCAGCGAGCCGCCCTTGTCGAGCGAGGAGAGTTGCACCAGCGCGAACGATGGCGCCGAACCCGGCGGGAAATCCATCCACCCGGTTTCGACGTTTTCAAAATCGACAACGGCCTTGAAGGTTGCGGTGATGTCGACCGGGTTGGAGGCAAACCCGTCGCCGGTCTGCTCGCGATCAATGCGAAACACCCGACCGGCGCGGGCGTCATACTTGACGATAGGAGTGAAGTCGCCGCCAGCGGACGGCTCGGTCGAGAAACCAAAACGAGACATTTTCACATTCTCCTAATGCGGCTATCAGGCCAGCCGCGGTGCCACACCGGATTAACCCCGGTATCGGATAAATTCTTGTGTCGCCTGCCGGGCCATACCACGCCGCGCCCCGCCGAACCCTGCCGAACCTCACCTTGCCTAGCGTGACCGGGCCTGCCGTGCCAAAGTCTCACACGCCGAAATGCTCGAACGCAAGTTGACGTGCAACTGGGTTACCCCAATAAAAACTATCCAAATCAGGCGCAACGACAGTTGTGAAGAACGCCGGATCTTCACTCAGCGCCAGAAAGTTTTCAACCTTCTTCGCGATGTTATGCAGTGCTTGTCGATGCTCGCGGATGTTCTCCAGCTGCAGCGTGTGGCATTTTCGCGGAGTGCAATAAGTCAACCGGCCCTCGTGGTTATCCCCGGAATACAAACTCACTTGTCTCGCGTGACCTGCTTTGATCTCGTTCGGCATACGGTCAGTCGTTTTCAAATCAACGATGATGCCCTGGTTTTCCCATTTGAAATCAAAGTAACCGACGATCGGCAGTCGCAATCCCTCGGGATGCCAGGTGATGAACCCTTGCGTGTCGGTAGGGATGCCGTAGGGCCGCAGCTCGTCGAGCGCCTGGCTCACCATGTCGGGGATGTCGTCGCGATACTTTTCGCGGCGGTGGTCGCCCGACATCGCGGTCAGCAGGTCGTATTTGGCCAGCGCAATCTTAATGCTGTCCTTGTCGTCGGCATCCGGGTTGCCGAGGCCGTGGGCGACGCCGTCCTCGACCGCCACGCCGCGGTGCGCCACGGCGCCGACCGGCTGCTTGAGGCCGAGGACTTTCTCCAAAACCCACATCGAAGGTGAGGCTGCGAATAAATTTAAGGACGAAGGGGAGTGCCTTTCGTATCCAAATTTTTCCGCTGATTTACCCGTTGTTGCCTGCGCGTAGCCCATCTGCAATTCTCCGGTTCGTAGTTTCCATAAGGATTAATTCTATCAATGGTCAGCCCATTGGCAGGCTCGCCCATGTCAGCAAGGAAGTTTTCAAAAGTGAGCCATCGATCACAGACAGAAACGCCGCGACCTCCATAATAATCCCAGTCCGGGTTTTTGGGGTTAGTGCATCGCTGGATCATGCCACCCCATGATTTATAAACAGGCTTACGGCGCATCCCATGGGTTATGTGACGAACGCGGTTGAGTTCATTGCGCAGACAGCCACAACTTTTGCTGTGCCCGCGCTGAAGATTGTCTTTGGTAACGATCTTCTCCGTCCCGCAAGAACACCGGCATAGATACTTGATGTATTTTGATGGCGGCGCCTTATCAATGACTATGTATCGACCGTAAGTTTCTCCAATCACTTCAATACTCCCCATAATTTCAGAATTTTCTCTGCCTCCTCGAATGATCGAGCAATGGCGTATGGATGTCCTAGCGCGAGGCAGATCTGCTGGAAATTCTTCTGCTCGACCGACTGCCGGCCGGTTTTGGTTTTCATTTCCAGCCAGGCGACACGCCCGCCGGGCAGCATGAAGCAGAGATCGGCGAGGCCGGAACGCAGCCCCTCGCGCTTCATGCGGGCGCCCATCCGCAAAGTGCGGATGCCGGCGTTGGGGATCGAGAAGCAGTAGAACGCCCCCTTCCTGCCCATGATCTCGAGCAGCTCGATCACCATCACCTGCAGTTTGTGTTCCTCGTCGCCGCGCTTCATTTGCGCAACAACCCGTGCTTCCTGAGAAAGTCTTGCACCAGCTTGTCGACCAGCGACGCCACCGACCTGTTATCGGCCGCGGCGGCTTTTTCAATCGCTCGCTTTACTTCCTCACTGACGCGAACCGAAATCGCAGATGATTTCATTTGAATGCTCTTGTATGCAGTTGACACCATGCGCGCATTATGCACACATTGTAATCCATAACAACAGGAGATTACAATGGCTAGCAAGAAAGACGACCAGATCGAGATCAGCATTCAGCCGCTGCGGCAGGCCAGCATTAAGTTGCGCATTATCGGAACTACGCCGCTGTTCCAGAACCGGATGGCATCAAAAGCCAAGCAGCAGTTGCTGGTCGGCGGCCAAAAAAAAGGCAAGGCCGACCGTGCCAACATCAAGCACTCGCCGGAGCAGGAATTTCGCGACAGCGCCGAAATTCTCTCTGATGGCCCCACGGCGCTGGGGTTGAACGTGATTGCTGTAAAGGCGGCGATGTCCACCGCGGCCCTGGAAACCCCCGGCCTGACCAAGACCTCGGCGCAACGTCTGCTGTTTATGCCGGGTTCGTTCGTGCCACTCTACGGCACGCCGCAGCTGCGGATGGATGTCGTAAGATCCGCCGACATCAATCGAACGCCAGACGTCAGGACGCGCTGCTACCTGCCGATCTGGGGCGCTGAACTTGAGATACGCTACATCATCCCGCAGTTGTCGGCATCCTCGGTTGTCAACCTGCTGTGCAATGCCGGTGTGCTGATCGGCGTGGGAGATTTCCGACAAGAGAAAGGGAAAGGGTCATTTGGAAGTTTCAGAGTGCTCGGTGAGGGCGAGGAAGACAAGGCGTGGGATGAACTGGTGGCCAAGCACGGTCGCAAGGTACAACTCGCCGCGCTGAAGCAGCCGGTCTATGCCGATCGCGACACTGAAGACCTGATGGCATTTTTCCACGGTGAAGTGCGGCGGAGGGCTGCATAATGTTCGACAAAGGTCTGCGACAACAAATCATCGCCGACTTTGCCAAGCGACACGGCGGGGCTTACGACCCCGCCGCGTTTCTGGCTGAGGTCAAACGCAGAGGCGAGGCTCATCCGGCTTTCGCGTGGTTTAACTGGAGTGATGACGCCGCCGCTCACGAATATCGATTATGGCAGGCGAGAATTTTCGCCCGCGACCTGGTCGTCAAATTCAAAGTCGAGCATGTTGGTCGAGGCGGGACTATTCGCGTAATCGAGACGCAAGCGCCTATGATCGTCTCTCCGATGGACGGCCGAAATGACGGCGGCGGCTATATCGTGATGGACCCGAGCAATCCAGAACACGTCGCCTACCTGTGCGGCGAGGCGTCGACTGCGATGCAGTCCTGGCTAAAACGATATGGTAGTTGTCTGTTGCACGTTGGAGCCGACAAGGCTCACTTCGAGCGTGTGGCTGATCTTCTCGCTGACGTCGGCGGGGATGACGAGGACGAAGAGTAGGCACGGCAGGCAAGGCGAGGTCGGGCTGGGCCGGTCATGGGCTGACGTGGTCCGGCACGGCAGGCGAGGTTGGGCTAGGTGTGGCTTGGAGAGGTCGGGCGGGGCTAGGCTGGGCGGGGTAAGGCAGACAAGGTGAGGCCGGGCATGAGGAGGACTGGCTTGGAATGGCAGGCGGGGCATGGACATGCACGGTTTGGCGCGGTGAGGTCCGGCTGGGCGCGGCAGGCTTGGCGGCACAGGGATAGGCCCGGCAGGGTCGGGCGTGGCGAGGCAGGCGTGGCGTGGAATGGCTCAGACTGGCGCGGACTGGTCAGGACAGGCGGGGCACGGCAGGCGGGGACCGGCTTGGCGTTGACTGGATTGGCGAGGCGTGGTCTGGCACGGCGTGGCAGGCAAGGAGTGGTTAGGTGTGGCGGCGCGCGGCGCGGCCTGGCCGGGCAAGGCAGGCATGGTCGGGTGAGGCCGGGTTCGGCCCGGTGGGGTCGGGCTTGGCGCGGCATGGCAGGCATGGCCGGGTTCGGCGCGGCCGGGTGAGGCGCGGTCTGGCGGGGCAGGCGGCGCGAGGCTGGATTTGGTTTGGCGCGGTACGGCCTGGCAGGCGAGGCGCGGGGAGGCGTGACGAGGCGCGGTTGGGCCTGGCGCGGCAGGCGAGGCACGGACTGGCGCGGCGGGGCGTGGCCGGGTAGGGCGAGGCATGGCAGGGACGGGAATGGCTAGGCAGGCTGTAAGTGCTTCCGCCCCGGATGATAGGCGAGATCACAATGCTTGGTGCAGTAGACCTGGCCCTCCTCCTGTGGCTGGCCGCAGTACAGGAGGTCCGGCAACTCGCCGATCGGCCACTTGCAGTCGACAAAGTCGCGCAGCTGGTAGATCGTAATCAGGCCGGCATGCTCCGGCTCGCGCGGCTTGGTCTTGACCCGCGGCTTGTAGACGTATTGCCGGATCTTGGGCGGTCGTGCTTCCCGTGGCGGCATCTTGAGCCTCCTGCTTTTCCCGATACAGGCGTTCTTGGTGAGGCGGATGTTGAACTCTTTCGACAGCATCGGGGCGATCGTGCTGAACGGATAGTTCTCCGGCGCCTCCAGCAACTGCTGGAGGCGCTGCGTCAGGCCCGGTGTGTCGTTCCACAATGAGAAGCTCATGGCGAGGGGTTCTCATGGGCCTGGCCGTTGATGTAGGTCTTGTGCGCGGTCAGCACGCTCTCGCCGAAAGTGCGCAGCCGGCTGTCCATGTCATTGAGCAGGCGGGTGTGTTCCGCGACCTGTTCCGTAATGCCCTCGGTCAGGACGATGACCGACTGCTTGAGGTTCTGCGCCTCGGTCAGGTTATCATCAGCGGCCTTGATTAGCGCCGCTATCAGGGTTTCAGCGACGTCTGCGAAAGAGTGTTTGGTCATGGGTGCCTTCGTTGGTTGGAGTGGTGCCCCCCGGAACCGAGCGGGATAGCGGGGTTCCGGGAGGACTAGCCGCGCGGATGGGCTAGGGGGCTTATGCCCGCGCGGTGTTGGTTTGCGGCAGGTTGGCGAAGTCATTCGCCGTCACCTGCCCGTTTGTTGCCTTGTGGATCCTGGTTAAGACCTCGGGATGCGGAAACCGCTCTCCGAGGCGGTAGCGCCCCACGGTGTGGCGGCTGACGCCGAGTTTGCGGGCGAACTCCGCGTCGGTCATGCCGTTGATGTCGAGATACGATGCAAGTTTCATCCGAAAAGCCTGCCACCAATTCGGTGACAGGTCAACGAAAAGTTTTCCACAGGTTTGCGAAGATAGCTATTGCGGTGTCACCGGAATGGTGACATGGTCTGATCACACCAGACGAACACCAACCCTGACAGGAACCAAGCAGATGACCAAACTTCACGTCGAACACCGTAACAGCTTCGATCTGGCGATCGACAAAGTGACCGTTGAGGCCGGTAGCGAACGCGAACAGCAGACCAAGCTGAAGAACGCCCTGATGAACATGATCAAGAACAATGTTCTGGAACCCGGCGACAGCTTCGCGATCGTGGAGGCCTGAGTGACCGACCTCGTCGCCGTCCTCGCCGCCGCCATCACCGTGGCGCTGCTCGTCTCAATCTACGCCCTGATCATCTCCGAAAGGACACCCCCGCTGTGAATAGACGCACTTACCCCCGCACCGTTTATTTCGCCGATAACGACCGCCGCGTTGTCGTCAACATCATGCCCGGCCCCGGCGCCAAATTCTCTGCCATCTGCGAAGACTGGGACGCCGACGATGGCCGCCTGATCTGGGGCCTCGGCGACACCGAGTTGGCAGCGATCGCCGACCTCGCCCGCGAACTGGAGAACGTGTGATGGCAACGAAGGTCACCATGGAATTTACGCCGGCTGAGATGAAAATGCTTATCACGGCTCTGAATGCCGCGGCTGTCGTGTACGGCCTGCGCGCGCAAGACCAGGATTGCAGGAAGGAGGTCGCCGATGTCTACCGCCAGTTTGCGGTTGAAACCGGCCAGCTCTGGTCGCGCGTCTACACTGTCAAGACAGGAATGCTGGAGAACGCGGAATGACCCCACTCTATTACATCGCGATGTACACGGACGGCCCAGACACGCTCTGGAACGTGATCGACAGCAGCACCCAGGAATGGGTGCGCCGTTACCCGACAGCTGAGGCAGCGCAAGCCTACGCCGACGAGCTGACTAACACCGTCATCCACAATCGGGCCAAAGATGACGGGGATTACACCGGCTGCGACTACGATGACGGCCAGCCATACGAGCAGCAGGAGTGGCACGATT